TGAATCGAAAGCGCAGACTTGAACTTGTCTCCGACAAGGGCTTCAAGAACATCGACAAGGGTTGACTTGCCATTTGCTGCCTTCTCACCAACAAAGAAGAACGCAGCCTGACCATTGAGAGAAGGAAGAAGGATATAACCGAAGAGTCGCTGCATGAAGTCAATGAGTTCCTGATCTTTTTTATCGGTGTTCTCTTCCTGTACAAGAATTGACTCAAGGAAGGCGAGGAACTTAGGACACAGCGCCTGATCCATTGCATGACTTGAAAACGGCACTGAGAAGAATGAGCTAAGGGAGCGGGAAGCTGGACGAAAAACGAAGTCTGGAGTTGAAGAAAGATCAAGTATTTGCCCATCAGAGAACGAAATCATTGGAGAATCTGCATCGTACACCGAACGCACATTCACCAGTTTCAGTTCTTTGATAAGAGAAGAGATAAGAGCATCAGTCACTGGCTGACTCCTGCTCATAATCTCTTGTTTTTTAAGATCTAAAACAAAGGAGTAGATGATAGAACCGATATCCCTGTTACTCATTTGCTTGAAATAAAATTCCTTCGGCTCATAAAGAAAGAATTGGTCATAGCTTTCAACATACAGGAGGTCGGAACCGAAACATTGACCAGAATCTGGGTCGGAATGGTCAAGAAACAAGGATATGATTTCATCATTTGAAACCTTTTTTGCTTCAGCCATAAGAACAAAAAGACGAGATTAAGAGGTTCCCGGTTCCAAGCTAAAGCAAAGAAGGATCCACGATAGAGATTTTGATTTTCCCCTCCCGTACAGCCCTCTTTAAGAGGCTCCAACAAGCGTATTCGGAATACGTATTTTTTGTTCCTGGAAAGAGGGCAGCGGTCGCCTGACGGATCGAAACACGACCTTCAAGGAGGGCAAGAGCCAGCTCAAAATTCTCTCTATCGAGAGGTAAGGACCGCTTTGGAGACTTAGAACGAGAGTGGGTTAAAGCTGTCTCAAGTAAAGACATATATATAAACAGTATCAGAATAATAAGAAACTTAATACATCTTAACACCCCCCGCCCCCCTGTCAAGACAACGTGCTGTCTCAAGGCAAGGCCGTTGTCTTAGCTCTGTCTCAAGATAGGTAAGCCGGAAAACGTGGCTAGGTAGAGAGAAAAAAAGGTGCTGTCTCAAGCGCCTTATCTATTTTCTATTAATATAATAAAAATATATATAATGTATATATATATATAAACTCTTGAAAATAGATAAGGCGCTTGAGACAGGGAAGATTTTCATCTATTTATTGCCTCAACGTAGCAAAGTTTTTTGTCTCAAGGTGCAAAAAAACAGCTGAGGCAACGTAAGGCGCCTTGAGACAGCAGGTTTTCGTACCTGCTAAGCCGAATATGAAACTTAAAAATGAATCTGAGTTTCAATCTTGGGTGACAAGGTGGCTCGCTGCCGAGGCGGTAACGGAATTTCGGTCCCTCTACGTCGGCATCGTGTATGAGTTGAAGGTGGTGCGCTGCCGCGAGGGGAAGGATGGGGAGGTGACGTGGAGCTTGCCACCTTCAGCCTTTAAGTCTCACCAGTTGCCGGAGCTGTTGCGGGCGGTGGGGATAGGTAGTGGAGAGGGTGAGGAAGCGGTGGGGATAATGGCGCATAAGATATCGGATTCAGCTATCGGGTATAAGCCGTTTGATGGATTCGCGATGTGGGGGAAGCGGGACGGGTTGGAGGAGCGGAAGCTGGAAGCGGAGCGGCGGGAGCTGTTACGGGTGCTGGATGGAGAGGATCTGGGTTCGGAGTGGGAGGCTGGACGCTGGAAGCCGTCTGTGGCTTCGTACGTGGGCATAGGAGAGGTTTTAGGGTCGTATGCGTGGTTTATCCCTTCATGGGTAATAGAGACGTGTTATAGGTCAAATAAACGCGTCTCACTGGGAACCTGCCGCCAGTTGTGCGGAAAGTTCGGGGTGTTTTGCGTACGGTTGAAGGATGGGGAGGTGTGGGGGGCTAGAAACAAAAAACTAGGCGCGGTGGCCTAGTTTACTGGTGCTATGGGCGAGTTTTAGGCGACAAGCTGCGGAGATAAGAGGATGGAAGCGAGGACAGAATATAGGATAAAGGCGACGCAGACGCTAAGAGTAAGGGCTAAGGAGGTTAGAGCTTGACTAAGGCGTTTGCGCTGGGTGCGGGTGCGGATTTGAGACCAGGAGACGGAATATGGAGAGAGGGGCATAGAAAGAAGGGACAGGGTAAATTATTCAAGGCACGAGGTACGAGAATGAGATCCATTGAGACCGAAACAGTCGGGGCAGACTGAATTGGGAGCAGAAGCCTCTTGAGTAATTTCTTCATCAGGTGTCATATGGGAGGTGCAAAGGATTATAAAGACAGTGTAGAAGATATCTACTACATATGTCAAGAGGCTGTGGATAAGTATAAGAGTGTAAACTTGTGGCAACTAAGGTTTATGAAACTGTAGGAACACCAAGGCAGCATAGAGCTGCTAGATTATTTGCAGAAAATATTTTGAAAGAAAATCCAGAATCAACACAAAAAATCTTAATAAAAGCAGGTTATAGTGCAGAAGTGGCGAGGGGTGCAGCGCATACTGTGACAAAAACTGCAAAATTCCAAGAACTGTTGAAAGAATATTTGCCACTAAAAAACGTCGTCCGAAAACATCAAGAGTTACTGGAACACGAAGACGGAGCAATCCAGTACAAAGCTACAGAGCTCGGCTACAAAGTACATGGTGTTATAGCTTCTTCCCCCCAAATTCAGAACCAAGCTGTCATGGCCGTCACCTGGCAGCCCAAATCTTTATCCGAACCCGACGCTATCGACGTGTCCGCAGAGCCAGAAAGCAAGAATCCGGAAACAACGACCCCAGAAGTTGGCTAAACTTAGCCCCAAAAAGGCTTTGCGTCGTATAAGACTCATTTTACGACGCTTAAATAAGCAGCCTTTCGCTAGTTTCGGTAAGGGGGTGCCTTCCCCCAAAAGGGGTACCGAGTCCCACGAATATTATCCTAGTACCCATATCCCTTTTTCCAGACTCCTTATGCCTTTTTCTCCGACTATCTGTTCCCGCTGCCAGCAGCCGTTCAAGGATAACCGTGGCCTCGCAGCTCATACCCGTCGCATCCACCCGGTAGCTGTTGCTGATAAGCCGATCGTTGAATCCACGAAGAAGGAAGCCAGAGAACTTGCAGCCGATGCAGATATCGAGGATTTTCGCGCAGGTAGCGCCTCTCCTGTGTCTGTCTCCGTCCCAGAATCCTCTACCCTGAAGCCTGAGATCGTAGCCCGGCTCCCGTCCAGTCGCTGGCTCCAGAAGTATTATCCTGTCGCAGAACTCCCGACAGGCCACGTGATGTGTCCTAAGTGCGACGAAGAGAGCTTTCTTCCAGAGCCTCTCGCTGTGTACATGTGTCATTTCTGTCGTAAATTCTTCTCATGAAGGTTCACTCTGACGGTCGCATTACAGCCGATAACGTAGACGATCCTTCTAAGGCCGTCGTCGTTGATTATTCCCCGCACCAACTCCAGTGGAAGGTCCATGAATCCCGCTCTCGTTTCCGCGTGATTGCGGCTCATCGTCGGTTTGGGAAGACGACCCTAGCCATTAACGAGCTGATCATGGCTGCTACTTCTAAGCCAGGCCGTTACTGGTACGTGGCGCCTACGTATAGGCAAGCAAAGACGATTGCTTATGACATGCTGCTCCACTACCTGCCTCATCAGTTCATCGCCAAGAAGAACGAGCAGGACCTTACGATTAAACTGCATAATGGGTCCGAGCTAGCGCTTAAGGGCGCGGAGAACAAGGACTCTCTTCGTGGTGTTGGTCTCTCTGGTCTGATCCTCGACGAGGTGGGGCAGATGGATAAGGATGTGTGGGAGGCGATTCTGTCTCCGACTCTGCAAGACGATCCTAAAAACAAGGGGTGGGCTATTTTTATCGGAACCCCTCGTGGCCGTAACTTTTTCTTTCACCTGTTTCAGAACGGTCTCAACGCCTCTAGAAAAGAGTGGGAGTCTTTTCATTTTGGGGCATACGATACAGCAGAGAAGGTTCGCAACCCACCGAGGGTCACCAAACCAGATCTTGATAAGTTGAAGGAGGAGCTTAGTGAGGATGTGTTCCGAGAGGAGTGGTTGGCAGAGTTTTTAGAGGGGGCGGGTACAGTTTTCCGAAACGTCAACCTCTGCATTGAGCCGAAAGCTAATTGTTACAAGGAGCCTAATTTCGGGCACTACTACCAGATGGGGGTGGATCTCGCGCGTCTGCGTGACTGGACAGTGATCACGATTGTTGATGTGACGACTAATCGTGTCGTGTACTGGGAGCGGTTTAATAAGTTGGATTGGGAATTTCAAAAGTTGCGTGTAGCAAATTTGTCAGACCGCTTCAACAATGCCCGTATCGTTGTGGATGCAACAGGTGTTGGGGATCCGATTGCTATCGACCTAGAGCGTATGGGTCTCTCTGTCTTAGCGTACAAGATCACCAGCTCTGAGCCGAAGATCAGACTCATTGAGAATCTTAAGCTGCGGATCGAGCAGAAGCAGGTAATTATTCCTGATGAGTCACAGCTGATTCGAGAGCTGGAATCGTACGAGTTCTCGACGACGGATTCAGGTCGAACGGTTTATGAGGCTCCGTCTGGAGAGCATGATGATTGTGTTATGTCTCTGGCTCTTGCGCTTTGGGACGTTTTGCCGCAAACATATATGAAGAAAGAAGATTTTATTCCTGAGTACTGCGATAGCTATTAGGGCCTTTTATGGCAAAGATCGACATGGAAGGAAAAATCCTTCAGTTTGTGAAGGATGAGAAGAGTAAGATTGAGGACGCGACGCAGGAGATTCGCGTTGAACGCTCGCGTGCCCGAAGAAATTACGAGATGAAGTATGACGATCCTTACGATTCTGTAACCAAGAAGCGGAAGATTTTTGTACCGCTCACGAAGCAGGAAGTGGATCTGATTGCTCCACGTTTTGAGATGGATCCTGAAGCGCTCTTCATTACGGCTTTTGAACCTGGACTTGAGAAGAAAGCGTTGATCTGGCAGGAGTTGATTCGCAACGTGTTCACGCAGATGGATTGGAAGTATCGGACGAAACAGGCTTTTTATCCGTTTACCAACGAAGGGAACATGGTGACGGAAATGTTTTGGGATGCAGAGAAGAAGCTGCCGGATTTCACAATGCATGATGTCAAAAACGTGTTCCTGTTTCCTCAGGAGCCAGACATGCAGTCGGCATCCATGTTCGGTATCAAGCGCCGTGTTCTGTATGAGCACTTCATGGCCTCACCTTTGTACAAGAACAAGGACATGGTCACTGGCTCCACGCGTATCAGTGACACGAATTTCCAGACCATGAGTCAGATGCGGTATGAGATTGGGAAGAGTGAGTATCGGGTAGAGATGGATGAGGTGGAGTTGTATGAGCGGTATGGGTACTTCCCCAAGTCCTTTTTCACCGGGAACCCTGAGGATGAATCTGAACTCGTCGATGGTGTCATTACTGTCGCGAATGTAGAACGTACTCCCGTCCTCGTGAGAATTACGGATGAGAGCGAACGCTGGCGCTTCGCGGAGGCGTGGTATCTCAAGCGTCTGTACTCGTGGTACGCGATGGGTGTTGGTGTTGCGCTTCGAGATTATCAGTTCTATTACAACAAGATCGTTAACCGTCGCGACAACAACGAGGACGTGTTGCATCACGGCATGTTCGTCAAGCGTCGTGGCATGAACATTGATGCTCGTCAGCGGATGACTGGGGCCGGTATCTGGATCGAGGCGGATAACCCTGCAGACCTGGTTCAGCTCCGGACCAACGACGTGACTACACCGTCCTACACGGGGGAGCAGAACCTTCTCTCTGCGGTTCAGCGCTTGAATGGTACGTACGATATCTTGCGCGGAACAGGGACGACCTACTCGGCTTCCGAAGCTGCGATCAAGGACAAGAATGTCGGTACGAGATTGGAGGAACCTCAGAAACACATCGATCGCATGTTTGAGAAGTGTGTGTTTGCAACCATGCGTCTTCTCTCGGAAAATGCTCCGAAAGATATGATTGTGAAGCTGACTGGTCGCGATGAAGAGCTAGCGAAATTCGACGACTTCAAACTTGCAACCATCAATAAGGTTCGTGCTTCTGAAGGTTTGGAACCGATTTCAAAGCAGGAGTTCCAAGGAGCCATGCAGCCGTTTGGTGCTACACGTTATTTGAAGATTCCTAGCATGAAGTTCCTCGACGGTGAGTTCCATGTGAAGGTCGATAACGATGCAAGTCTCCTGAAGTCGAAAGCGGGGATGGCGCAGCTGGTGATGGATGCGATGAAGGTTGCGGCTCAGGTTCCTGGTGTTCCACAGACGATTGATTTCGCGGATCTGTTTGAACAGTGGTTGAACCTTAATGGATTGAAGGTGAAGCGGATTGAACAAGCGTCTCCTGTTATGGGTGTCCCACCAGCTCCAACTGGTTCAGGAGGAAGTGCTGAAATGTTTTCTCAGACCGCCGCACCTGTGGCGGAGGCTCTGAACTCTCTCGGAGCCTCTCGTCCAAATCCTGTAGCTGTCGCGTAATATGAATGAAGAAACTAGAGATCAGTTATCTGTTCTTCGCGGCCACCTTGCGGAAGCGGATGCTATGGTCGGATTTCAGAACTCAGACGTTGGGCAGAAATTCTTCGAGATCCTGAAACGGGATTATTCAGACATGGTAGCGGCTGCAGTACGCGAGAGTGAGAAATACGCCATCGCATGTAGAACAATCGAACACCTCTTTGCCCTTGTAGGCGACACAATGAATGTGGGTAAAGAGGCTCAAAAAGAACTCGACAGGTTATCTCGAGGAGAAACTGACGAGGGGTATTAACAAAACGTAATCCATTCTCTATGATGGAAGATGAAGGATCGGACGTGAACAAGTCCGGTAATCCAGACTCATCTGATTCCCAGACAGAAGGATCCGGCGACGGACAATCCTATGTGATGGGAGACCAGCGTTTCAAGAGCGCTGAAGACTTGTACAAGTCTTACAAATCTCTTGAGTCTAAGCTCGGAGGTCTTTCTGACCTCGAAGCGAAAGCTCGAGCTTATGACGAGGCAGCCGAAGCTCTTGCTGCAGAACGTGGCATGACGCAATCGGAAGCGGCGACTCAGCTACGTGATGAGACTCGGAAACTTTTGGAAAAGCATGCTCCAAAAATCGAAGAGTCAAAACGGGTTGATGAGCTGCGTTCGCTAAAACTCGATATCGAACGCCGTGACTTGGTGGATGAACACCCAGAGGTGAAACCGATGCTTCCCATGCTCCTTGAGCACGCGAAGGTTACGGGAAAATCTCTCAAGGCGGTATTCGAAGATTTTCGTCCATTAGCGGATAAACTATCAGAAACTTCTAAATCTATGTCCACCGCACCGAAGACTTCCTTCCGGAGCGAAGGCGACGAAGAGACTTCTTCCTCAGCTCGGGAATACCAGAAGAGGATGGAGGCTTACGCACAAGCGAAGACACCCGCAGATCGGGAACGCTTTCTTAACGAAGCTCTTAAAGCAAAGCTCTTTAAGCGGTAGGAC